GCGTCGTGCCGCCTTTGCCGGGCGAGGTGCCGCCGACCATCTTGGTGCCATAGGCGATGGCCTGCTCGGAATGGAAGGTGCCCTGGTTGCCGGTGAAGCCCTGGCAGATGACCTTGGTGTTCTTGTCGACGAGAATGGACATTATTTCGAACCCTTCACGGCCTTGACCACCTTGTCGGCGGCGTCGGCGAGATTGTCGGCGGAGGTGATGGCAAGGCCCGACTTGGCCAGGATTTGCTTGCCCAGCTCGACATTGGTGCCTTCCAGGCGCACCACCAGGGGCACCTTGAGCCCCACCTCCTTGACCGCCGCGATCACGCCGCGGAGGTTCTGCCCGACGCGGATCGCCTGGGCGTTGCGGGGCACGGCTACCGGCGGGGTGGCTGAAGCAGCGGGTTCTGAGACGGCTTGGTGGCCTTGGTGGCGGGCGGCGCCGCCCGGTACGCCTCGTCGGTGAACTCGATCAGGTCCGCGCCCCAGAGTCCACGGAGATCGAAGTCGATGACCCCGAGATCGCGGTACGGATACCGCTCACTCTTGCCGTACTTGACACCAGCGGACGTGAACGGCTTGGCCGCGACGGCCTCGAAGCCTGGGCGGAACGGCTTGAGCGGCATCGGTTACGCCGCCGTGTTGAAGTTGCGGAGCAGCGTGCCGCAGTCCGCGCTGATCAGCTTGCAGTCGGTCGCCATCTCGACTTCGTACCGGAGCGCTTTGCGCTCCTGGATGAACCACTTCGAGATCGCGTTACCGTACGCGCCGACCAGCCCATCGGCCACCCAGTCGAAGAAGTAGAACGCGCTCGGCACGAGCAGTCCCGGCTGCGGCGGGGTGTAGGTCAGCAGCAGCATGCCAGTCGGAGCGACGAACCCGAACGCGTCGCCGACGCCGGTGTTCGAGCTGTTCTCGGCCGTGGTGGTCTGCACGCTCTCGGCCACATAGACCGCTTCGAGGCCGAGCCAGCCCGCCGCCATCTGCGTGGTGATCTCTGCCGGGCCGCCCGGGGTCTGGCCGGCGTTGACACGGCTCAGCACGTTCGGATGCTCGCAGAACAGGTCCCACAGGTCCGGGGAGAACGTGGCCTTGTTCGGCTTGTAGCCCGATGCCGCGGTCTGCTGCGACCGGATCGCGGCCTTGATCTGCTTGATCGGCTTGGCGGTCGCGTCCTTCCAGGTCAGGTTCGTGTCCGCGAGGCCGCCGCCGCCCGAGTTGACGGCCACGACCTCGGTGGTCCAGGTACTGGCCTTCATGAAGCTCGAGATGGCGAGCACCTCGCGGCGGACCAGCGCCTTGTTCGAGCACAGCGACGTCGCCGAGCGGTCCCAGTCGATCATGGTGCCGTTGGCGCGAGCCTGCGGCCCGAGGTCCGTGTGGTACGCCCAGACGTCGGCGTTGTAGCTGCTCGACCAGTCGATGTTGAAGCCGCCGCCGGCGCTCTCGGCGCCATCGGCACGCTTCTTCATCTCGTCGCGGAAGAAGAAGCCACGCGGGTAGCTGGCGTACTTCGCGCTCTGGATCGTCACGGGGACGCTCGGCACGAGCCGGTTCGCGACCATGGTCGCGTCCTGCATCATGAACCCGACGCTCATCTGGTTGAGCGCGGGCTGGACAAACACCGTCGATGGATCGGGGCTGTCCTTCTGGAGGCGCGTCATCCGCGCGGCGGGGTCTCGGTGCGAGAAGTCGGTCATGGAAGTGGCTCCTGATGGGGACGGTGGGCGGTTACGACAGGCTCGACCCGGTGCCGCCGATCGCGCTCGTCGCGCGCCAGGCCGCCCCAGTCCAGACGAAGTCGGCGATGAATCCGACGGCGGTGCCGAGCGCCAGGGTGGTTGCGGCCGCGCCGGCGAGCGTCAGGAACGTCCCGGTGATGGTGCCGACCGGAGTACCGGTCGCGACGCTCTGGTCGATGCGCTTGGTCTGGCCGGCGAACGCTCCGGCCGCGAGCGCACCGGTCTTCGTGCCGGTGACCTGCGCGAATGTGATCGGCGTCAGCGCGCTGGGCGCCGTGGTGCCGAGCACGATGTCGTCGAACCCGACACCCAGCGCGACCGGCGACGCACCGCCGAAGAACAGCACCGAGTGGACCTCGTTGACCGCGCCCGCATCGATGGCGATCGCGATCCCGGAGCCCGCCGCGATGTCGGTTCCGCTGGCGGTGACGAACCGACCCGACGCGTCGACCTTGAGCACGGCGGGCAGCGTGACGGTGCCGCCGTAGCGGGCCTTGCGGACGCCACTGCCCGGGCCGTAGACCTCACCTGCCTTGTTGGCGATCGGTGCGGTGTAGAGGATCCCGATCGCAGAGCCGCCAGCGCTGGGAAGCGCGAGGTTGCCGTTGCTGTCGACCGTCACCGCGCAGTACTGCGACCCGGAGAGGTCGACGCCAGCCGGAAGGGAGAATGGATTCTTGCAGTCCCATGCCATGGTCGTGCTCCTGGTTCAGTTCGAGCCGGGGTTCTGCGCTTCGTTGTAGAGGCGCCGGATCTCGGGGTCGGACGCGGTGCCCTTTTCGAGCGCAACCGCATAGGGCAGGTTGTTGCGCTTGGCGAAGTCGTTGACCGCGGACTCGAAGCGCTTGGCCGGCGTGTCCGTGGCGTCGCTGTCTCCGCCGCTGTAGCCGACCGACTTGCCGAGCATCGCGAACGCGGCCTCGTACTGCCTGAGCGCCTTCTCGGCCTCGGCGAACTCGGCCGCGTCCTTGAACTCTGACCGGAGCGCCTTGACGATTCTCGACGGCACGTTGCCCTTGGCGCCCTTGAGGCAGTTCGGGATCATTGCGCTGGCCGACTTGCTGAACTCGAGCTCGGAGCGCTCGGTCTCCAGGCTTTTCATCGTCGCAGCCATCGCGTCGGACTGCTTGGCTGCCTCGATGATCTCGACCGGATCGGACAGGCGATAGACGCGCCCGGTGCTCTTGGAGGTGTAGACCTCGGCATCGGACTTCGCGATCTCGGTGAGCACGGCGTCGCGCTGCGCCTTCGACAGCACGAGGAACGCGTCGGCGTCGCTCCGGACGCCCTTCGCGATCAACCGCTCGTAGTGGCTCCGCTGCGCATCGGTCAGCGTGGCCATGTTCTTCAGCAGGGCGTTCTCCGCCTTCAGAGCGGTCAGTTCGTTCAGGTCGGTCATCGGTTGCTCCTCGGTGTTGCCCTTGACGGTAGAGACCCCTGCGCGAAGGGTCGAAATGCTGCGCGGCGCGCGCGCGGAGATGACCACCACAGCCGGTCCCGAATCGTCATCGTCGACTGCCGCGGTCGGCACACCGTCGTTGCGGTTCATCGCGGAGCCGCAGTGCGGACAGAATCCACTACCGGCCTCGCACATCTCGCCGCAGCCGGGGCAGCGCAGGCCCGAGGCGTTGAGCGCGGCCTGTCGCATCACGTCGGCCGGAACCACGGCGTCAACCGTGTGAGTGTGGCCGCTGTCGGTGGCGATCGTGATCTTGCCGGTTGCCGGGTCGAAGACCCAAGCGTGGGTATGACCGGCGTCAGCGCCCGCGGCCGTGTTGTAGCTGGTGGTCAGCTGATCGCTCCAGCCATCGGCCGGGTCGTCGAGGTCGATCTGATGCTGGTGACCGTCGACCTCGCTGGTCAGGACAGCCTGCTTGCGGAGCCGCTTCGAGGCCTTGTGCTGGGCCGCAAGCAGCTTCTCAGCGCGGACCTGGATGCTGTCGCGCTTGTCCTTGGGCAGCGAGGACTGCGGGATCCGCCCGATGGCGTCGCGCAGATGGTCGATGTCGACCTTGCCGGCCGCGTCCTTGTACGGGAAATGCCGGAGCGACCGCGGTGTCGTCTTGCCGTCGGCGTCCTTCTTGCCGTCCTCGACGAAGAGGAAGCTGGAATCGGGCAGCGAGTCGATGTCGGCAGTGGTCCAGACGGCCTTACGGGCTGTCACGGGGCGGCGTTTGATCGCCTTGCCGCACGTCGCGCAGTCCTTGTCGTCGGCCTTGCCGTAGGTGCCGCAGCTGGCGCACTTGGGCTGCGAGGACTTGAGCAGCTCGCGGATGCCAGTGCCGGCGATGCTCACCCCGTTGAACTCACCGCTGCGCAGCTTGGCCAGCTGGCTGGCCGTCGGGCGCATCGCGATCATCAGCCCGCTGGTCTTCACCAGCTTGCCGACCTCGGGGCCAAGCATCGCGCTAGCAATCTCGGGGTCCCAAGGAAATGCGAATGCGGCTCGGTTGTTGGCCGCGCCTTCGTGCATCTCGTCCATCGCGCCGCCGGTATGCAGCCAGTCCTCCGCGGCCTTGAGGAAGTCCGGCTGGACGGCGTCCCCCTGCAGGTCGTGGTAGTCGGACCCGTCCGGCGACGTGCAGGTGAAGGCCCAGAAATATGCGAGAGGGTCCGAGCCGGTGCCGATCTTGGCGAGGCGCGCCGAGAGCGTCGCCTCCATCCGATTCCCGCCGTCCTTGCGCTTGATCAGCCGGATGGCGGCCGACTCCTGCGCGGGCGTATCGACCAGCGAGATCAGGTCCAGCTTGGTGAGTCGCAATTTATAGCGAGCCGGTGCAGCCATACCCCAGACGCTCCCACTGGAGGCCGACCCGGGACGATTCGACTTCTTGGGCTTCGCCGGCTTGGCCAGGACAGCGGACTTGCGTCCGGTGATCTTGTTCAAGTCCTTCAGCGCGTCACGCGTCGACTTGGTCTCATCCTTGAGCGAGTCGCGCGCCGCTCCGAGATCGTGCGGGCCGTTCTCCTTGATGCGCTGGGTCGCGTGCTCGTGCATCGACTCCGCAGCCTCGTGAGCCTCGGCGTGCTCCCAGGCCGCGTCTCTGTCCTTGATGTCGCCATTCTCATCGCGCTCGTGGTGCGCGAATGCCGCCTCGTTGACCTGCCCCTCTGGGCTCATGCGCTCCAGGGCCTTCGTTGCCTCGTCGTGTTCCTTGCTACCGGTGCTATCGATCTCCTTCAGGTCGCCGTGCGCAGCCAGCTGGTGCTCGTGGAGTTTCTCCAGCGCGGTCTGGGCGGCATCGGCCCGGCGATTAAACTCGGCCTGGTGCGGCTCCATCGCCGCCTCGTAGTTGGCCTTGGCCTGCGCATGCCACGCCTCGTGAGCGTCCGATTCTTTCCACGCCTCGTGCTCGTCGACCGCCTTGTCGTACGCATCGCCAGTCGGCCGGGCGTGCTCCGGCATGTCGTCGGGATGAAGCTTGTAGCCCGGAACCAGATGCGGAGCTTCATCGGGATCGACGGGCGCTTCCCGTTGCGTCCCGCCTTCGCGATACTCAGACGTGCGGCTGGGATCGAGGTGATCCTGTGTCTCATCGAAGGCGTGGTGCAGTTCGCTGTGATCGAAGGTCAGTCCTTCATGCGAGTCGTCGCTGTACTCGTGCAGCGCAGCAAGCGCCTCCGCGGCGTGCTTGTGAAGGTCGTCGAGCGTGGAGGTGTGCTCGTCGAGCTTCGACTGCCGCGCCTGATGTGCCGCGACGTGCTTGTCCGCGATCTCCTTCGCCGCGGGCGACAAGTGGCCGGCCGTGACCGCGGCATGCTCCTTGGCGCGAGCCTCGTGGTCCTCCCCGTGTTCACCCTCGCTCGATGAGAACTTGCCGTGATCGCGTGGATGCTTGTCCTCTTCCCAGTCTGCCTTGCGCATAGTCCCCTTCTTCGTCTTGCCGCCCAGACGCGGCGCGCGGCCGGTGATCTTCGACAGTTCGCGGACGGTGTCGCTGGTGGCCTTCGCGGCGTCCTTCAACGCCTCCTGCTCGTCCTCGCCAGATCGACTGCGACGCTCATCGATACGCTGCGCGGCCTCGTTGACCTTGGCCTCGTAGGCGTCACGCGCGTCGCTGTGGAGCTTCTCGGTCGCTTCGTCGGTGAAGACCCCCTCGTCCTCATCAAACTCCTTGTCATCGAACGCCGGCATGTTGATGACGTGCTCCGATATTTCATCTTCGTCGGGTAGCTTCTTCTCGGCCGCAGCGCGCGACTTCGCTTCGACACGGTCGATCTGCTTGAGCGACTGCAACGCGGCGATCTGCTTCTCGTGCAGCGCCTCCAGATGCGACTGCGCCTCCAGCGCCTTGGCGGCGGCCGCAGCTTGGTGGTGCTCCTGCGCTGCCGCATACGCAGCGACGTGATGTTCGTAGCTGGCCTTGTCCGCGGCCAGCGCCTGCTCGTACTCACGCGACGCGCTCTCGTAATCGGATCGCGAGGCCTCGAACTCCTCGTGGGACACCCCGTCGGCCGGCTCCAGTTCGTGGAACGGAATGACATCGGCCGTATCAGCGTCGAAGTGAAGCTCTCCGCCGCCCTCTTGATGGAATCGATCTCCGGCATCGCTGTCGAGAAAATGCTCCGGCGTCCACGACTCGACCTTGCCGGTCTCCTCGTCGATATTCAGATCCTCGTGCGGTTCCGGATGCTCCGACTCATGCGCGCGGTCCGCGATCTCATCGTAGCGCTCGGAACCCTCATCCTTGCCGCTGAGCGCGTTGTCGACGCCGAGGTAGTGCTCGGCCAGCTCGGAGTGCGACGGTAGATCGTCGCGGTTATCGTCGGAGGTCAGCCCATGTAGCTCGGCCAGCGACTGCACGGCTTGCTCGTGAGCCGACTGGAGACCCTGGTGCATCGCGGCGATCTGCGCGTCATGGCCGGCTATAACCGCCTCGTGTTCGTCGGCTGCGGCTGGCGCTGCGGGCACCGCTCCGGCATGCTCGGCCGCGGCGAACCGCACCTTGTCGTCAGCCTGCCGCTGCTGATCCGCATGGTGCCGGGCGATAGCAGCCATCGCCGCTTCGTGCTGTGCCGCGAGATCGCCGTTCTCAAATCTTCGCGAATACGCCCGGGCCATGTCCGCGGCTTCATTCGCTTCCGCGCTGCCACGCGCTGCGTCGTTCTCCGCGTGGATCCGCGCCGCTTCCTCGTGCGCGCCCTTGATGCCGGCCTCGTGGGCCGCATCGCCGTGCCTCCCCTCTGGTCCGAAGGTGTCCGGGAACTTGCTCTGCGCGGCGTAGATCGCGACATCGAGACGCGGTCCGTGCTGCGTCACAAACGCGCGATCCTTCAGCGACTCAGCCGCTCGCGCCCGGTGCTCGTCGGTCACCCCACCACCACCGCCCGAGGTCCACTTCCCATCGGACTCGCGGGGCTGGTCCGGGTCGTATTTGGCAACCCGGCCGCTCAGCCGCTGCCAGAGCTGGTCCGCATCCACGCTCTGAGCCTCGCCTCCAGCCCCCTACCGGGGCGATTCACGCAGGCTTGAGCCGAGTTGCGACTGCACACCTGCAGCCGATCGTCTCTGCCGCCGGGGCATTCGGATCGCAGGGATAGCTAAGCGCGACCCCGGCCGGAGTCTCGAACGCCTCGCCCATGCCGCGGAGCTGACCCTGCATCGCGGCGTGGCCCTTGCGCTCATGCGGACCGGGCGTATGCAGCCACTTCCGCTCGACCCTGGTTGCGGCGATCGTGCCGCGACTGACCGCCTGCTTGAACAGCGCCTCGCTGCCCTGGTGGGCCGCGCGTAGGCCCTCGGTCCTGGCGATCATCTCGGCGCGGAACCGGACCCAGGCTGCCCTATAGCGGTCGACCATGGCGTCGATCCGCGCCGGCGGGATCACGTTGCCCGCGTCAATGGCAGCCTGCAGCGAGCGGTCGAAGCGGCCATCGCGGAGCTCAGCATCGAGCGCCCGCGAGAGGTCCCCGGACTCCAGGGCGCGGCGGTAGCTCGCGACGCGCTCCATCTGGTATTCGGTCAGGCCGATCGAGTCCTGGATCAGCTTGGCGACCACGCGGGGGTTCGCCGAGGCCTGTCTGCCGGCGGCGAGCGCGGCCTGAATCAGCTGGCGCTGCTCAGCCGTGATCTCCCGGATCAGGTCCGCAGCGTTCTGCTCGGCCCAGGCCAAGGCGTCCGGATCGGAGGCGTCGAAGGTGACGAGCTTCTTGGCGACGGGAGCCCGGTCAAGCTCGGCGCCCAGGTAGCGCGCCTCTTGCTGGCCAGCTGTGAGGTAGACGCCGTGTACCGCGGCGGCGAACTGGCGAGCCGCAGGCGTCGTGTCTCCGAGTGGCGCCGGGTAGTGGAGCCGGGTTTCGAGCTGGTCAACCGGGTTCGCGGTGCGGATCGCGTCGACCAGGGCGAGCCAGGCCTGCCCGGTGCGCGATACGGCGCTGCGGATCAGGCGGTGGGTCCCGGCGTCGTCCATCTCGGGTAGGATGGCCGGGCGGTGAGGAGAGGGGCGAGATCAGTCGCTCAGACGGGCAGCGCCGACACCGGATTCGCCCACACGCCACACCTGCGTCTCTCCCTCTTCTGGCTGGATCACCAACACGACCCGCTCAGGTGCGTTCCAGTCGACCGACCTCACGAACGCTGCGAAGTCGTCCGCATAGAACCCGTTGTAGCCACCGATGCCGACGCACTGCTGCATCGCCTTGGTTCCTGCGGCTCGGTCCTCGACGCGCGCGAGCGGCGCGAAGTCATGTTCGGTTAGCCAGGCGTTGACCTGTGTCCACGTCACGCTGTTGCCCTCGTCGTCGTCTTCCTCAACGCAGCTCGTGCAGAGGGTGACACCACTGACCCAGCTCACTTCCCACCCCGCTTCACGCCGGTCGCCAGCAGCGTCGCCTTTGCAGCGTCGATCGCGGACTGCGAGAAGCCGTCGGGGCGGGGAAGCGGAGCGGCGGGCTCGGGATCGGGTAGCCCGGACCAGCCGCGGATCACGTCCGTCGGAGACCAGGGTGCAGCGGCGCGTGCGGCCTCGCAGCGCTTGACGATGATCGGCGACTGCTCCTCGTGGGATAGGTCAACCAACTTCGCGCGCACCGTTGGTATCTGCTCTGACGTGGGCGCCTTGAAGACGGGCATCGCGCGCTCGATCTCATCGCGCGTCCATCCCCAATAGCGCATGGCCCGGGAGAACGTCTCGGAGCGCTCGCGCTGAACGTCGGGGAGCTGTGCAAGTTCGCGCTGTGCGAGACGCACCGCGAGCGATTCTGACATATCGCCGCGAAACACCACAGGGAAGTCTCCAGCGAGCCGGGCGACGGAGTCAACCGAAACCCCCAGCGGCCGCATTCGCGTGACATGCCCCAACGACGGCCTGTTCGCCTCCAGGCAGACCGCAGAGAATTCGCCCATCTGCATGCGCAACCAGCGATCTCCGGTCCGCTCGGTCTGAACCTCGAAGATCTCACCCGGAGCCGGAGTCCATGGCGACGGCGGCGCCTTGCCGATCATCGCCTCCAGTTCCGCACACGCCTCAGCAACCTCGGGCGACACCATCTCGATCTGCTCGCGCATGGTCTTGGCGAACCCGTCAGCGCGCTCTTGCTGCTCGGGCGTCAGGGGCGCGTTGGGGACCTCGACAAGCCGCACGTCGCCGCTCGGCGGCTCGGCCAGCACACGGTCGATCGAGGCGAGCACGGACTGCACGAGCGGATCGTAGGCGCCAACCGAATCCAGCGATTGCTCGCACGGACTGCAGAGGCCGCTGATGAATCCGATCACGCGGTTTGGGTCGTCAGTGTTACAGCGCTTGCACTGTAAGCCAGTCGTCGGCTTCGTCTCGTCCATCCCCGTCACGCTACCACCGCCTTCCGCGCATCGGACGCCAGCCGCTCGCGCAGCCATTCCGGCGATCCATGCTGCGTCGCTCCCCATGGAGCCACGGTCCACAGCGAGCACCACAGCTTGATACCGTCGACCTGACCATCGAGCCACGTCAGCGTGCGACCGTCGGCCGTCTCGGCAACCAGATGTGCGCGCGACCAGCCACCTCCAGGCGCCCTGTAGATCGTCGAAATCTTGAGACTGGAAATCTCGGCCGTGCTCCCTGGATACAGGGTCTCTGCCTCCGTCGGAGCAAGCACGCGGAGCGGAGGCGAAATCGGCAGCGCTGTCATCCGTGCAACGCTACCACGCAGCCACGACACCGCGCGCCAACCTCACGCTACCCGCTGCACTGGCAGAGGTAACTCGCCGCCGCGCTATCCCTGCTCACCCCCTTGTCGACGATCGTGTACGTCTTCCCGCCAATCGCGATCCGGTCCCCCGGCACCGGAACCTGTCCGCCGGCGATCGTCGCGCCGAACAGCCGGATCGCCGCGGTCACCCCGGCAATCAGCGTGCCGCTCATCTGCAGGCCGAGCAGGTTCTGCTCGATGCCCTGCGCGGTGAAGCTCTGGGTGGTCGGGTTCGTCCCTGCGCTGAGCGCTCCTGGCGTCCGGGTCCCGGCCGTGACCTTGATCAGCGTTGCCGGCTTGGTCAGGTCGGCGCCGACCAGCGCGTCGGCCACGAGTGTGGCGAGGTCGCCGTCGAGGAGCCCCATGGGTTAGCCCTCCAGCAACCAGCGGATCCGGGACTCGACTCGGCCAGCCGTCAAGTCGTAGTCGTCATTGCAGATTTTTGACAGGTACAGGAAGTCCTCCAGGGGGAGCGCGCGGAACGCCTTGTGCTTCGCCTGGATCAGCTCGACCCTGTTGCGCACCTCCGCCGGCGCCACCAGAAAGTCCTTCTTGAAGACCTCCAGATACGAGGCGTCGACAGCGGAGATGCGAGCGCTGCGCTCCTCCGCGGTCTCCTGATCGTCCTGCCCAGACATCACGGCCTCTCGTGACTCCGATGGCCGGTCGCCGTCGTGCCAACGGCCATCGGAGTCCTGCCAGCATGTGGTGGTCGACGGCTTCAACGGGTCATCGTGCTCCGTGTGATTGCTGAATTCGATGTGCCATCCGGTGCTAGGGAATCCCGTTACCTTGACCTCTGCCTGGAGCGCCTCATCCAGCCTCTTGTCGATCACCGCTCCGTCATACGCGGCCCATCCGTGCCCGTAGTGTCGTGCGATCGCGATCCTCTGTCCGGTCTCGTCGTGCACGAGAAACATGCGGTTGTTCGCCATTACTCACCCTACCACGCCGCTCCGTCACTCCTCCGGCCACCCGAGCGTGTACTGCCGGTTCCGCGCGTACCCCGAGCACGCCTTCCCGCTCTGCCCGAAGCTCCCGTCGGCCCCAGCCGTCGCCATGAACCGGCCGACCAGCCGCTGGACCTGGGGCGGCAGCACCGGAGCTGTGCCCTGCGCCGCACTCGTCGGCGCGAAGAACGAGGCGCCGACCCCGCCGCCACCCTGGACGGACGACAGGTTCGAGCCCTGGTCAACCGCGTTCACCAGCGCTGGCTTGGCAAGGATCGCCACGGCCAGCTCGATCGTGCCGTCCACGATCTCCTTGGGCACGGTCGCGCTGTCGACTGCCACGCCGTCGCGGAGCAGGCCGGTACGCGGAAACGCGAGCGTGGTCGGCGTGCTGCCGAGGAGGCCCGTCGCGGTGCCGTCCCAGGCGATCGCTTCGAGCCGGCTGGTCGCCGTGACCAGGGTCTGGCCCTTGATGTCGTCCGTCGCGGCCAACCAGCTGGCGAACTGCGGCGAGAAGTGCGAACCGGCGTAGTAGTTCGCCGCGGCGAGGTCCGCGTAGGTCTCCGGGTCAGGCGAGATTCCGGTAATGTGGACCGTGGTCATGCCGCTGCTCCCGGCGCCGCGGGCGCCATGTCGTCGACCGGCACGTCGACCTCGCCTTGTCCTGGATCCGGCGGACCAGCCCCCGGCCGCATGCCGCCCGGGCCGCCGCCGAGCATGCCCATCTGCGCCGGATCCATCTCGGGCGCGCTGGGCAGCCCGGACCAGCCGCGCATCACGTTGATCGCCGGGTCGTTGGGCTGCAGGCCAGCCTGGCTCAGGTAGAGCAGCATCTGCGCGACCTGGGTGACGTCGCTCTGGTCGACCGGCTCGGCGACCAGCGTCGGCGTGCAGGTGTCCGGATCGAGGCCATTGAGCGCGACCAGCGGCCGGGCCAAATCGCGGGTCGCGGCGGCGCCGATCTCGGCGAGCGCGGCGTTCAGGCTCGCGGCGAGCATCGACGTCTTGTCGGCGTGCATGGCCTGCGAGCCCTTGCCGGTCATCATCACGAACTCGATCCCGAAGACGCGGGCGATCTCCAGCTGCAGCCGGCCGATCACCTTGTCGAGCTCCATGAGACCGCGCGCGTCGCCCTTGAGCAGGTCGAAGGCCCACTTCTGGACCGCGGTGACGCTCTCCTGGTTCGCGTTCTTATAGGTCGCGCTGTCGAGGAGCAGCCACTGCAGCTTCTCGGGGCTCTTGACCGTGTTCTCCAGCTGGGCCTGGAGGTTCCGGGTGCGCTCGTTGATGAACGCCTTGACCTTGGCCGGATCGGACTCCGTGCCAACCGCCGCCCGCATCTCCTCGATCGGCGCCCTGCCGATCGGCATGCCGCGGACGTCGGTCTCGTACGCGACGCCCTCCAGGCCCTCCAGAATCCCGAGCCGGCGCACGAGTTCGATGACGTGCCTCATCAGGCCGACGCCGTCTGGCTGATCGGTGAGCGTGTCGTCCCAGCAGTACCAGAGCCGCTCGCGGGGGATCAGGAACTCGTTACC